TAGCATTGCCATTGTCACCCTTAGCACCTATGCCCTCATTGGGACAGCCTCCAGTCTCCACTTGTCTCAGGGCATCTAGTATGTCCCTATTGGAGTAGGTCTTAGTGTTAGCACTTGCCATGCTCACCAGTGAGAGGAAGCAAGTGATGGCGATAGCGTAGTACATGATGCCCTTGAGGCATGTCTTTGTTAGATCATTCATATGTATATTATCGTCTATTTGGAGGCATAAATCAACCCCTTTGTGTTGTTTATTTTTGAATCGTCATAAGTGCTTGTTAATACTATACTTATGACCGTTCAAGTCGCCGGAAAATCTCGCGTTGATGGGACTCCTATGTACGGCTACGCGACCTATAGATACTAGTACATATATAATTGGTTAACTTAAAAAAAACTTTAAGGGACTCCAAAAAAGTTAGGATTCCTTAAAAAAAAAAAAAACAAAAAAATAAAAGCTAAAACTATATCAAAGCTTCTCTAAATAAGGTAAGAGGAAATTAATTATGCCCGACGAACTTACCCCCGTAGCAGCACCAGGAAGAACAGCTATATCAGGAGCCAATTGGATCACAGATATGAGTTCGGTAGGATTTGCATCAGGAACCGCCAGCGGTACTGTTACTAGTGCTTCCGAAGATTGGGCCAGAACAACCCAAACAATGCGATTCGACTATGTACGATACCCTGATCGCACAAAGGAAGCCGCTATTGATGTTTTTGGATTAACTCAATTTAGTGCTGTTGATAATGTTGCTAGAACAGAATTGTATATTGTAGCAACTCTTTATAATAGACAAGAAAAAGTACATCTTCCAATAGGAACAAGTGGTTTTACTCAGTTGCAAAAACTTACACTAAATCCACAATCAACTGATCAGTATGGAGTTAGTTATGGAACTGTTTCTGGATTTATTATGGGTCCACAAGGTTCTGTCGTAACTACTATGCCTTATATAAAACAAGAAAAATGGGATGATCTTATTCATACCGTACATGAGTTCAACCAATTAGGTACAACCCACGGTCTGATAAATGTTTCAGCACTGACATGGGATAATGGTACAAACCTAGGTGATCCTTTGCCGTGGTATCCATGGATGAGATCCGTCTGGAGACATATCGACTTCAAAGAGAACCCTCAATGGAAGAAAAGAGAACAGCATTGGATGGATGACTATAGTATAAATGGTGCCTATAATACAAGTGCCGAGGATGCTTGGGACAATGAAAGTGCTGGAAGAGATAGGCTTATTTCTATAATTGAGAGTTTGTGTGATTCATTCACAGGCTCCTCGCAAAACATTCGAATGGCTGTAGCACAGCCCACCAACTCTAATGGATATAGCTGGTTACAAAAAGAGGATCGAGTAGCACAAAATGTTTACTATGATACATTCCGTCACGATTACACTTAGAAGTTAATAAAATGAGTAAATTCGGAACACCCCCAGCAGGACAAATTTGTGAATGTAAATGGTATCGGAGATTTTGGATGGAAGTTTCTAAAGATGCAGATAATTACTATTGGGCATGGGGATTGACTACTGAGGTTAATTGTGGCGATGCGCTTGGTGGAAGCTGCAATTGGGATACTTGGACACATTTAGGAAGTGGCTCCCAAATGGGGGGCAAATCGACCTTTTATCATATAGCTTTAGTGAAGTGTGATGAGTGCGAGTGCGATGCAGGAGTGGGGTCTTATGATTACTCTTCTGATCATGGATTTAGTTCGTTTGATGCACTACCAGAATGCTTTAGAACAATTTGGTTACTTACAGGCTCCTTTAGACCTAAAGGGTCTCATGACAAAATTGAAGCTTGTATGAAAGACTTTTTAAAGAATAGTGCTATCCCAGGGGAAGATATGTCAATACCTCCGACTGATTCCGAGATGAAAGATTTGTGTGGCAAAAAGGCAAGTCAATTCTAAAAAAATAGTATGAGTAATTTTGGGAAACCAGCAGGTACTCTAAAAAAAATTCGGCGCAAAAACCTCCAAGATCTCCTACATATAATCAGAGGATAGAAATAAATAATGGGACAAACACCGATGGTTGATGGAAAAGGATATATTGATGTAACTTCTGCTTTAAAGCTGAAAGAGGCTGAGGGTAGAGTTGAGGTAGATAAATTACAAGCTGAGTCTGACGCTAAGTTCAGAGAACTTCTTATTAAAGAAAGTGCTAAGGAAACTGCTTCTAAGCACCTCGCAAAATTTGCGGGCTTATACTTATTAATTCTCGTACTTGCGTTCATTGGTAGTATTAAATTCATTCCATCAGAAAGCATAGCGGTCGTGGCGGGTTTAATCACACTGGTAGTGACGAATCTGAGTACGATTTTGAAAGGAATCGTAGAAAACGGACAAGGAAAAGAGGATGAGTTATTAGGAGGTAAAAAATGAATCCAATATGGGCAGTATTTTTCAAGGACAGGTTTAGAACACCATTTTCAGTTTACAGAATGAGTTTAGCAGAAATTTTAATTTTGCTTGGGCTTGTTGCTGGGGCTGGAATTGGGATTGCTAAAGGAATTAACTGGATCTTTGAATTAGAAGGTGAAACTTCTAGCGTAAATGACGAATAAAAAGAATAAAAGATATAACAACAAGGGACCTAGATACTGGGAGAAGTTAGCTCTTATTCAAAAGAAGCTTAAATACTTCTTCTTAAAAGAATCAAAAAGAAAACACGGAAGGAAATTTAATAATGGATAGAAACGAAGAAAAACTTAGAGCGAGACTTGCTAAAGCGAAGGGGGGCCACCGTAAGGTTCTCCAAAAGAAATTAGATAGGATGGTGGGTGCAAAGGCTGCTGTTGAGACTCCTGAAGCTCCTGCTCCTGCTCCAACTATCAAAAAACCTGCTCGGAAGAAGACCAGCAAGAAGAAATAGACCAACAGCAGAGACGGTGCCCTACGCCTTTCTGCGGTTTGGGACTTCGCACCTACTCTCCATCAGTAATGGTGGGGAGTTTTGCTTTTTTTACTCTTTTATTTCTATAGGGAAGACATTATTTGCGATAAATGCTTCCCTATTTTTATGCCAAGAGTCTCTTCCCACTAATTCACCTCTAGAATTATGTAAAATACGCATATTTACTACTTTATTAGTGAACCCCTTAAGAAAAGCTTGGGAAGTATAGTGAATATCATAGAAATCCCACTCCCCTTCAAAATATTCGGGCTTTTCTAAGCCTACTTCATCTAAAACTCTGCGCTTTGCTGCTAAGAAGAGCCCATCAAGTACCACAACTTCTCCTGGGGGGCCATATTGGGTGATATACTCTTTCTTTTCTGGGTCTAGATGGAGTACTTCTCCTCGATGCTTACCGTATTGCCACCTAGTTTGATCCCACCAGACCGCATCGGGGCCTAACTCCATAGTTCCTGCTGGGCCAACGAACCCAACCTCGTCTGGAGCTAATGCTTCCTTTAGTTTGTTGAGAAAAAGCTCTGGATTTTCTCTGATTTCTATATCATCGTGACAGAATATAATTATATCTTCGGGGTCTGGGTCAATCTTCTGAAAGGCTCCATTATAAGCAGCGAATAATGATTGAGCATTAGATAGTAAATATACTTTAACCCCACCAATACACAAAAAACTAAGTAATTTGTCGGTAGTTGAAGATACCTTGTTTCTATCTCTAGTACATATAATAGCGTGTATGTTCATATACTATAATATATGGAACAGAAGCTATTTTTATGGAAAATCAAAGATTATTAGAAGAATTTAAGAGATGTACGAAAGATCCTCTGCATTTTATCTCAACTTATATCAAAGTTACACACCCTGTTCGTGGTCTGGTTCCCTTTAAACTGTATCCTTTTCAAGAAAGAATCCTTGAAAATTTAGAAGGGAATCGGTTTAACATCCTAAGAAAATTTAGACAAGCAGGATGTACTACAATTGCAGCCGCTTACTCTTTATGGATGATCATATTTCAGAAGCATAAGCAAGTAGTTATTCTTTCTAAGGGTGACGCAGAATCAACAGAAGTTTTAGATAGAATTAAACTTATGTATGATGAACTTCCGTCCTTCCTAAAGCCAGGAATTCAGGAAGATAATAAGCATACGCTTAAACTGATGACAGGTTCTACTATTAAATCTCGTCCTTCAGGAAAGCAGTCGGGACGTTCCTTGGCGGGATCTCTCCTCATAGTTGATGAGGCTGCTTTTATTGAAAATATTGACACCATCTGGGCTGCTGTCTATCCCATTATTTCCACAGGAGGTCGTGCTTTCGTTCTCTCTACTGTTAATGGTATTGGTAATTGGTTTCATGATGTTTATCAAAAAGCCCTAACTGGAGATAACTCTTTTAATCCTATTGATATTAGGTGGCAAGAACATCCTGAATATAATTACAATGAAAATTATAGTCATCTCTACGAGGTGATGAAAGAGAAAGGATTAGATATTCATAAATGGGAAGAAACCACTAAGGCTAATATGCCTATGAAGCAGTGGCTTCAGGAATATGAATGCTCCTTCCTAGGAACAGGAGATACTTACATTGAAGGAGAAGTTCTAAAGGCAATTTCATCTCAAACAAGCGAAGAATACTTTACGAAGTACAATAATAGAATGCGAGTTTGGCAAGAAGCAAAACCCCAGTATGAGTATTTAATTTCTTGTGATACCTCTCTAGGGAGAGATCGAGATTACTCGGCATTTCATGTGATTAATATGTACAACGGACAACAAGTTGCCGAGTTTTATTCCAATAGAACCCCAATAAATGACTTTGCTAAAATTTTATTTAATGAAGGTATGCTATATAATGTAGCGCACATAATCTGTGAGCGGAATACTATTGGAAATAACTTAATCGACTGGCTCTATAATATTTATGAGTACGAAAACTTGTGGGCTGATGACAAGGATGAAATTGGCTTTCAGGTAACTGCGAAGAATAGAGAAAGTATACTAGCTGAACTAGAAGAAGCGGTCAGAACCGACTTAATCAAGATTAATTCGACTCGGACTTGCGACGAACTGATGACATTTATTATAAACGAGAACGGTAAAGTAGAGGCTGAGAAGAATCATCATGATGATTTGGTTATGAGCCTTGCCTTAGCCGTTCATGCTTATAAAAACTTATTGGATACTACTCATATTGAGTTTGTATCAAAAATTGAGAAAGAACAAAAACCCCTTATGCCAAGTAAAAATTATAAACATAATTTCAAAACTGCTTATGGTGGAATGACTGAGGAAGATTTTAAATGGCTGATGAAGTAAATGATGAAGTAAATGATGAATTAAATGAAAGTGGTTATACTACTTTTGGTGGGACTCAGAACCGTGCGGGGGGAGTTTATACCCCTACAGGTCCTATAGGTCGCTTTTTTGCTAAATTCTTTGCAACCAAAGCTCAAGTTACGGTACAAAAAGCCATTGATAAGGGGAAGGTGCTTCCTGAGACAGGAGACACCGTTATTAGTACGGAAGTTATTAAGGATCAAGAGATTGATGGTGCCCCCGCTGTTGGAGGAATTCAACGAAACCCTATCCTACCACAGCTTGAACTTAACCGTAGAAGACGATACAAAGAATATGAAGAGATGGATGAATATCCCGAGATCGGTGCTGCCTTTGATATTTATGCTGATGATTCTTCTCAAAAAGGAACCCGTTCAGAGCGTTGGACTATTAAATCTGAAAATGATTTAGTGGTTGATGAAGTTACCACACTTTTTGAAAGAATTAATTTACATAGATTTCTTTGGGATATTATCAGAAATACTGTTAAGTATGGAGACTGTTTTACTGAGCTAGTTTTAGATGTTAAAAAGCCAGAAGAGGGTATTAAAAAACTTAAAATTCTTAATCCCAATTGGATTCTTAGAGTAGAGAATGAGTATGGGTATCTCAAGAAGTTCTTACAAGAAATTCCCAATTTAGAATCACTTCAGTATTCCGAAGTGGGTCAGTCTGAAATGGCTAGACCAGTTAAGTATATTGAACTAGATAAACACCAAATTGTCCATTTCAGACTTCATACTTCCGACCCAATCTTCTACCCTTACGGTAAATCAATCGCTGCGTTATGTCATCGTGTATTCCGCTCTCTGAAGATGATGGAAGACGCAATGATGATTTATAGACTTTCACGGGCTCCTGAAAGACGCATTTTCTATGTTGATACAGGAAACCTGCCCACTAGCAAAGCTGAGATGTTTATTGAGCGTCTGAAGCAGAAGTTTAAGAAAGAGAAATATTATAACTCTCCTAAAGGAACCATTGATTCACGGTACAACCCCATGTCTATGGATGAGGATTTCTTTGTTCCAACAAAGAACGGAAGGGGAACTAAAATTGATACACTACCTGGGGCGACTAACTTGGGTGAGATTGAAGACGTTCGGTATTACAGGGATAAGCTTCTTGCTGCCTTGAAGGTGCCTAAGGATTACCTTGTAGAGAAGGATAAGTCCCCAGAACGAAAAGCGAACCTTTCCCAGCTTGACGTTAAATTTGCTAGAACTATTCAAAGAGTTCAGATTGACATTGAAGCTGGTTTAGAGAGTTTAGCAAAACGTCATTTACAATTACGAGGATTTCCTGCCTCTCTTATTAAAAAACTAAAGATTTCTCTTCCTGAGCCTTCTGATATGTCGGCTAAGAGAAAACTTGATATTGATGAGCAAAAAACAAGAGTTATTCAAGCTGTTCAAGGATTGGCTCTTTTCTCTAAAGAATCTATCTATAGAGAGTTCTATGATATGACAGACGAAGAAATTCGTAGAATGCAATCTGAAATTGAAGAAGATCAGAAGAAGGATATGGAGCAACAACAAGAACAGGCAGAGGCCGCTGCTCCTGGGCCTGGAGAGGCTGGTGGGCAAGAACCTGCTGAGAATGCTCCTCCGACAGCTAATGAGGAAGGGGGTTCTGAGTTGGAATCCTTACGGGATTTAGTTCTAGAAGAAGACAAAAAGAAAGTTATTTCTAGAATAATTAAAAAACAACAAGAAAAAGCGAAACCAACGACTAAAAACTAACATATATAAGTTTAGAGTTCGTAAAAATGGAGATTAAAAATGTTTTCGAAACTATTTGAAGAAAGAGATAAAACTATTACTCACCTCGTTAAGTTAGGTGATTGCATAGCCAGATCTTTGAGAGAAAATGTAAGCTTGTTTGCTATTGATAGCAATAATTCACAAGTTTCCTACCTCACAGAGAGTGGTAAAGTTATTAGTGGAGAGTATTCCACTGATCAGGACGTAACCCTTGATTCTATCAAGGTACAAGATTCCTCTGTTTTTGAAGACGGAGAACAGCTTGATTCCTTTGTAAATGAGAAAATTCATAATTTCATTGAAGGAATCCATTATGGAGAGTATTCTTCTGCTGATGAATCTTTTTCTGATGTGTTGTCTCTTTGGGAGAATCGACTTAAACTATCAACAGTCCAAGCTAAACTTTATGAGCAATCTAGTAGATTAGCTGCTGTTGAGAAGATTGTCGAATCTTCTGAGTTTCAAAAACTTATTGAGGTTTCTCCCCAACTTCAAGAGTTCTTAAAAGAAAACTTTGAGAAAATTACCTTAGTTCCTGAAGTTAGAAATGCAATAAATCTTTCTAACGCAGTTTCTCAGGCATTCAACTTCCCAAAACTAACTTTAGAAGAGCTTGAAGAAAATCAATCATATATTCTTAAAGACGGAGTTACTCCTTCTATTTATGATATGGTTTGTCGTCAAGAGTTAGTAAAACGAGAGCTTATTGAATCTAAGAAAAGTTTTGATACGATTTGGGCTGATAATGCTTCAATTCAAAAACTTACAGGAATGATTTTTGAAGGTGATGAGGCTGTTGTTGCGGCGTTATCTGAAGCTCTTAAAGAAGTTCCTTATCTTGCTTTAGCTTCTAAGAAGAGTTTGTTTAACACTTTTTCTAATTGTCTTTCCCATGCAGACGGTATTGGGGTTTCTGATAAGGACATTCAAGGCTTTGCATCTCGCATTTTTGAATATAAGAAAGATGTTAAGAAAGCTTTTATTCAAAATATTAACGAAAAGTATGGAGTTAATATCCAGAACCTCCAAAACCCAGCATCCTTTAAGAGCTTGGCAAATACTCAGGTTGTAATTTTTGAAGCACTTTCCCGACTATCTCCTAAGGGTTCAGTGCTTAAAGAAGTTCTTTCTGAAATGGCACAAGGTCTGAAAACTAAGTCTGGTGTTGAGTGTATTGATGTTAATGATTACCTCTTAGAGATGTTTGTTACGGCTGGGTATGATGAGGTTTTAGAGGAAGCTGCTTCGGGTCCTGCGACAAAAGTTGACTTCAAACGAGTCAGTAAAGAGCTTACCGATATTAAAGATTTAGTAAAAAATCTTGAAACTACGGTTAAAGATCAAGAATACCCCAGCGACGAGACTTTGGATGATAAGGCACTCGCAGACAAAGCGGCTAAGGAGACTCCTGAAGCACCCCCTGAGGCTGCTGTTCCTCCCCCTCCAGCGGAGGAACCCGTTCCTGGTGGGGAAGAAGAAGGTGCTGCCTCTGAAGAGGAGGAGGCTCCTCATGTTGCCCCTGAGGTAAAATCCGAGGATGAGGCTATTAATGATCTAGCTAATCTTGAAAATATGGTAGCTGATATAGCTGCTGAACTTGGAATGGCTGGTGATGATGATAAGGAGAAAGAATAATGGATCTTATAACAGGACAAAGAGTTTTTTGTTTAGGTCTTTCTGGGGTAGGAACCGCAGATGTAACAACGACTACGGATATCCCTTTTAGGGATTCTGGGGGGAATGATATTAAGTGTAACTATCTTTCAGTAAAAAGTACCTCTATAACCGCAAGTTTAAATGCTATGGTATTAGTAGAATTGAGTGGAGTATCTCATGAAGGAAATGCAGTTTTAAATTCTCTGAGTGCGCTACCTGATGATAAAGATGTTCCTAATGCAAGTGGTGTTTGTGGTTTTGCAGTTCCTTGTGGTTATTTAACTCTGGGAGAAGGTGAGTGGCACGGCAGTAATGGACAAGTTGCAACAGGAATAAGACTAGTAACAACGAGTAGTCATACTGCTAAACTTAATTTATCTATTACCTACGGAAACCTATTCCCATTAAATACTTTAAGAACTACTGATCCTTTGATCTATGATGCGGGAGTGTAGCCAGGAGGCTTTTTTAAGTGACAGACTTTTCAGGATTAGTTGCACTAGATGCCGATGAATTAGGGAGACCTACTGGATTAAAGGCAATGACAGCAGATGATACTATTTCTAGTAGTATCCTCACTAGAAATGTTAGAAATGCGGTTAGTGGAATTGATGGGGTATCTGCTACTGTTTCTGATAATTCTGGAGCTTGGACTGGGGGAGGGGTTTCCGCTGATGGGTATGAGAATTGGAATGCTGCGTTAGATACTGTTAGTAGTACTACAGACGGATCAGCTTATTGGGTTTCAGCATATAGCTATTCATTATGTGCTTGGGATACTGTTTCTGCTACTTCAGCTACTTGGACTGGGGGAGGCGGGGTTTCCGCTGATGGGTATGAGAATTGGAATGCTGCGTTAGATACTGTTAGTAGTACTACGGACGGGTCGGCTTTTTGGGTTTCAGCATATAACTATTCATTATGTGCTTGGGATACTGTTTCTGCTACTTCTGGAGCTTGGACTGGGGGAGGAAATGCTAATGTTGATACGGCTGTGTCTGCTCGGTGGGAGGATACTTTTGAGAATGTTAGAGATACATCCTCTCTCCGAGATAGAGTTTTAAACTATATTACAGACGGTTCTGGATATATAGGAGAGGTTAGTTCGTTTGTTGTTGATTCTTCGGGAGATTTAGTAAACGCATCAGGAACCTTTGAAACCTTCTCTGGTAATATGGAGACTAGTGCTGCTGGGTTGTCTAGTATTGTAGATGCTTTTTCAGGAAATGTGGAAACTAGTGTAGTTACTATTGATGGGGATATTACTACGAACACAACAAATATCGGTAGTATTGATTCTAGAGTAACTACTGTAGAAAGCCAAGTTCCTTCTGCTGTAGGCTATAGTGATTGGGATAGGACAACGGCTTATGTAACTAACGCTTCTAGTGACCTAGAAAACGCATCTAGTACCTTTGAAACTTTCTCTAGTACTATGGAGACTAGTACTGCTGGGTTGTCTAGTATTGTAGATGCTTTTTCAGGAAATGTGGAGACCAGTGTAGTTGATCTTGATACTAGTACTGATGCCTTGAATGTTTGGTCAGGTTCAGTCGATACTAGTGTAGTTACTATTGATGGAGATATTACTACGAACACAACAAACATCGGTAGTATTGATTCTAGAGTAACTACTGTAGAAAGCCAAGTTCCTTCAGCAGTAGGATATTCTGACTGGAATAGGGTTAGGGATTATATTACTGACGCTTCTAGTGACCTAGAAAACGCATCTAGTACCTTTGAAACTTTCTCTAGTACTATGGAGACTAGTACTGCTGGGTTGTCTAGTATTGTAGATGCTTTTTCAGGAAATGTGGAGACCAGTGTAGTTGATCTTGATACTAGTACTGATGCCTTGAATGTTTGGTCAGGTTCGGTTGAAGCTAGTACAGCCACTCTAGATGCTCAAGTTCCTTCCGCTCCTGGTTTTGCTGGTTGGGATAGTACAGAGTCTACAGTCACAAGTAAATCAGGGGATTGGGATAATGCCGCTACTTGGGGTGATGTATCAAGTACAAAGTGTTTAGGAGGTACTGCTCCCGCTGCTACAGTATCTGCAATTACAGTAAGTGCTTGTCCCGTTCCCGCTCCTTGGATTTATGTTCAGCAAACGGATGACGAGCAGTCTACAGTGGATCAAACAGACTTTTATTTTGGTGGAAATGCTGCTGACGCTGGGGATTCTCCTGCAACTACCTCTTATGAACTATCCCCAGAACTTATTACTTGGGTTCCCACTTATCCAGAGCATATATTAATAGCAGCTACTGGGTATTATGAAATTATTTTTAATGGTAGTTTTTTTCTACCCGTAGGATCGACTAACCCAACCACAATTACACAACAACTGCAAACTAGTGCCTTGGGTATAGAAACTACTCGAATTACCAAAGTTCTTCAAATGAGAAATAATGCGGAGCCAACAGATGCTGGACTTCATTGGATGGGGTATTTAATGGCAGGGGATAAACTTGGAATTCAGATTACTGCTGATGCCACTACAAATTTGAGAGCGGGATCTACATTCGCTTGTAAGAGAATAAATTAAAGGAAAAACCTAATGACACAAGAAAGAAAAACATTTATAACAAAGGACACACTAATGCCATTAGGTATGGTTATTGCTCTCTGTGGAGGGGTGGTCTGGATAAGTACTCAGCTTAGTGGTATCAATTATAAGCTGGATATGTTGGAAGGGAAGCTGGAGGATCAGTGGACCAGGAGAGATATGGAAAACTGGGGTCTTAAACTAAAAATGGGAAACCCCGATATAACAATTCCCAACTTGGAGAACTAATATGAAATATTTAACGAAAGAGAACATTTTACTTGCTATGGTTGGGTTTTTATTCCTTGCCAAGGCTAACGACCTCAGACAGTCCCGTAGAGGCCCTGAGAGAGCCCGTGGTGCAATCATGGAGAGAATGCGTGGTATGGACCGCTCTGACTGGGGATCCCGTACAGAGGGAATGCCGAAGGCTAGGAAGGGCAAAGCAGAAAAGGTCGTTTTAAGCGAAGACTGCTGTGAAAAGAAAAGCTAATCTAGCATGTGGTTCTGTTTAGCAGCCCTAAGTAGTCGCCACATATAATTATCTTTAAGAGACCCTAGGACGGTTATAGTATTTGTTAGTTTAGTGAGGGTGGCTTCACTAATCATTTTTTTATCTATAATTTGTTTAATATCTTCAATTAATGTCAGGAGATTATTTCGATCATCTTCTGACATTTGAAATACTTGCTTTTCTATTGATTGTCTTGTTTTCATTTTTGATTTAACATACTTTAACAGTATGTCCCTCTTTTTCATAGTGACGCTTCCTGGAAAGGGAGTGTTCTCTTAGGTATTTTTCTTGATCTAGGAAATCATAGATATATACTACTTCTTTACTGTCGTGCCGTCTTAATGCTCTCCCAAGAGCTTGAAGAGTGGCTATCTCTGATTTCATACCCCGTGCATTAATAAAGTGGGTTATTTCCTCAATGTTAATCCCCGTTTGGAGGATTTTAGTGCCAATGAGGATACTAGAATCTCCGCATCCTCTGAATCTAGATATAGCGTTATACCTCTCTCCGACCGAATTAGCCCCTTCCAGGAATTCGCACTGTCCCCCAAGTAAGTCTTCCAAGGCTCTTCCGTGATCAAGCGACTTGGTAAGAATAAGGATACGGGCTCGCTTGTTTTGTTTTTTGATGTCATTTACAATCTCCTTTACTTTGTTGTTTCTTTCTTCATTGTTTACAATATATTCTTCGTAAACATCCAAATAAGACATGTCTTCATCTAATCCACTCGCAGAATAAGGTCTTTGAATTACTTGAATAATTGGTTTTGTGAGTTTCCCAGAGTCTACCAGATCAGCAGTGTTTACAACTTGTAGAGTGCTGCCTAGGGTTCCTTCTAAGTTATACCTTGGGATGGGATCATTCGGAGGCGTAGCAGTAAATCCTAGACGATACAAAGCCTTTGGAAAACTTTTTAGGGCTGCTAGTGTAGTTTTTCCGTTAGCAAATTCATGACACTCATCCACCATCAGCACTTCAGTTTCTTCCAGATGTGTATCGAGAATCTTTTCAATACTTTGGATCGTACAAAGCATAATATCCCCGTAAATATAACCTTCACCATAACATAGGCCAACATTATCAATTCCGCAATCGTCAGTAAGAAATTTATAAGTTTGTGTGAGTAATTGTTTTGCATTGAAAAGAATAACCATTTTTCGTCCCGCTAAAGCTTTAATTAACCCAGCCATAATTAAAGTTTTACCTGAACCTGTAGGGGATTGGATTATACCGCGCTTATTTTGAAGGCCAAGAGCAATAAGCTCTTGTTGGTAGTCATAGTACTTAAATCCATCTATTTGGTGGTCCTGGGGAGAAAAATCTTCAGGTACTAATATCTTCCAAGTATTGTTTACTATCTCTGGTTCACACTCAATCTTCTTTAAATCTTCAAGAATACTACATAATAGTCCTGATTTAAAAACACCTGATCTAGAAATAAAGTGTGTTTTTCCATCCCACTGCCTTCTTTTGTAGGCAGCCGAGTACTCTGCTCCTGGAATTTTAAAGGAGTATCGCTCGTATAGGGCACGAAGAAGTTCGGGATTATCCGTCTCGATGCGTGAATTTAATGTATCTACATGGATCTTCATCACACTATTATAGTTTAGATAATCCCTTAATGGAGTTTATATATGATAACAAACGATCCAAATGCTGACGCTGCAAAGCAGAAAATTATTGAGGACCTACTGAAAGAGGTGCCCTCGGACACAGCACTAGAGGTACAACTACCCTCTGAGTGTAGAGCCTATACTTTAGAAGATGAGGATATGCCAATTACCGTGCGGCCCATGACCTTTGAGGATGAGAAAGCTATTGTAGGGGCTAAAAAGAATGATGACCCAGTAAACCTAGTTTTACAGAGATGTGTTACTAATATTAAAGTAATGGATCTTCTTCCTATGGATAAGCTTTATTTAATTATGAAGTTGAGAGAAATCTCCTATGGTGATGACTACAATACTCTCCTTTTATGTCAAGAATGTAAAGCTGAGAACCCTACAACCGTTAAGCTTTCTGAGCTTAACGTAAACCCAGTTCCTGATGATTTTGAGGATCCAATTACTTTTACGCTACCAATTGCAAAAAAAGAAATTAAAGTTAGACAACCTAGAGTGAAGGATGAAAGACTTTTCATGGATACAGAACAGGCCCTAGATCAATTATGGCGGTTTGTGACAGAGATCGAAGGACATACTGATAAGTCCATTATTTCCGCAGTGATGGATAAACTTCCTCTCAAAGATGTTAGAACCATCTTAAATGCTATAAAGTCCGAATATGGTGTTGACACTAAGATTAAATTTATTTGTAAGGACTGCGGAGGGGTGTCGGTCGTAGATCTGCCAATTGACGCAAATTTTTTCGATGTGAACTAGATGAAGTAATTGATGTCGATTCTCTTCTTCTAGAAGCCTATATACTTGTGAAACGAGCGCATTTTACATATTCCGATGTAAAAACTATGACTCGTACAGAGAGAACCATATTCTTAAAATTACTAAGAGAAGATCTAGAGAGAGAACAAGATGCAATTAAACGGAGTAACGCTAGTTGATAGATTTAACCGCCCGAGCGTGGGTGGAAAAGTAGCAGTTAGAACGCTATTTATTAATAACGGTGAATTTATTGATCCTTACGATATTAGTGCTTGCACTATCTTTGCTAAGTTATCTAATGCTTCCCCTAGCTCTATTGTTGATACTGACGATGGGTTAATCAAAAGTGATGCTACTTCTGTAGTTTTAATGAACTTTGGGGTTTCTGGTGGGGCTGCTCCAGATATTCATGATGGAACTGCTGGGTATACCACTAGTGAGAACTTGCTTGATCCGTTGTGGGTTTCATCAACTCTTTACACTCCTGGTTCTCAAGCAAGTGGGATTTACCGAGTAGGTGTTGGAGACTATGTTGCTGTTCTAGATGGTAATACCAGTTTGTCAGGTGGTTACAATATTAGATATCCTTTTAATAACGGAATTACAGTAGCCAACGCTGCTTCCTCTGTTCAGGACTACATTGATGTTTGGACTGTAAAACTTTTTGATACCTCTGAGTATCAACTCTTTATTAATAACTTCAGTCTCTATAACGATACCTTCACTACGATCACAGAACCACTTCTGATTACTACTCGTAACAAACTTCTCAACAAGAAGCTTCGTTATGGTGAAAAAATTGATATGAAAATTACGACTGATATTACGGTTCAGAATAGTACTCTTTCAGAAGAAACCAAGAATATCTTGAAGGATTATCCAATCACTAATCCTACAATTTCTATCAGTAAAGTTAATGATGATGCTGTTAATCAGGCTCCGTGGACTAGCGTTGTAGCTGATGCTGGTGCTACACTTACGACAGATAACACAATCCTTTATACTTACGATACAACTGCTGCGGCTGGTGTTGCTCAGAAAGGTGCGGGAACATATTGGATCAAGGCTTCATATTCTTATCTAACTCAAGACTTCGTAACTCCTCCGTTCTATTTTACGATTACTTGAATTTAGATAATATTTTTTAAAAAACATCTAGGAGATAGCCTAGATATGTTAGAGGAAAAATATTATGGTATCCACACTAAACCCCACAGCTATTGCGGGAGCCCCAGGAACGGGGCTAAACACTTCTGGAGACACTAGTTCTTGCGACTTTGCAGATTGGCACACCCACACACAAGTAGGCAACGGGATGTGGAAGAGGGTCTTTGTTTATGATACTGCACCTACTTTATCTAACGGTGTTGCTTCTGGTTGTCCTCAGGTTCTTTATAGTTATGTGGATGTTAACTTCTCAGTTCAGGTAGTGGAAGAACTTGAAAAAGCTTCCTATTGTAGTGGGCTGTACCAAAGACAAGGATTGCAGCTATTTAGTGATAGTAGTACTGGAGGATTAGGTCTTTCTGGAACTTTCACTACTAGTGCTGTTGGCTATACCCGCAGAAAATGGGTTCTTAATACTGATAAAGAATCAAACTGCCAACAAACATCAAATGTTGTTGTTGGAAAGCTGCCAGGAGCATATAATCCCACATATGATACTTCAGCTACCATAGGTTCCCATGTTGCTCAAGTGCTAATGGCTTGTGAAACACAGTGTCCGACCTTTAATCAAAATTTAGTTGATTACTAATCTGATACTCGAAATCGTAGGAAGTGGTCTTTTCCGTAACCCATTGGAATAAGTCTTCATCTGCCACATGAGCCTCGTTCCAGTCTTTAAACCCTGAGGGTGGGGGACAGACCTCAAAGCCTTCCATCCTCAATTCTTTTCTGGTTCTATCAAATTTGCTAACCCCTCGTTGACCAGCATCGTCATTGTCATAACCTAGAATAATCTTCCCCTTGAAGGTAGACAAAATCTCTGCTTGTCGTAGGCTAATAGAGCTTCCGATGGTAGCTGTAGCGTTTACTCCTTGAAGTTGCAAGGAGCGAGCATCTAGAGGCCCCTCACAGACAACTAGGTGATCCATGTTCTCAGAGTAGGGATACAGGATATCAGAAGGTTTGGGAGCAATCTCTGTAGAAGGGTTCAAGTACTTAGGAGACATATCATACAATGCCCTGCCCTGGAAGTAGTAAACCACCCCTTCATCACTTTTGAATGGAATAATAATCCGATCTTTAAATCTTCCGTCAGTACATAAGTAAAAGGGAGCAGCTTCTTCTTCGTTAAGACTAAACAAGGCTCTACCAAACAAAAAGCTCCAAGCATCTAATTCTTTTTTGTCATCCGAGTTTCCAGACTCTAAATTAATGGGAACTAGTTTGCTTGTGTCTAGCTCTAGTTGATTTTCAGGTCTATCTAATTCGGGGACCTCCTCACCAAGGAATTCAAAGTTCTTAATAATAAGATCTCGTTGAGCCCTGAAATAAGGAACACCTTCTACTTCTGAATAAAGTCTGGTGAAGTTTCCTGATCTTCCTGTCTTAAAGCACTGCCACATACCACTATCTACATTGACGCTCATGTGCTTCTTCCAGTCGTTATTCACGAACAAGGACTCCATGATAAACTCACGCCCACTAGCAGAGAGTTTGCCAATATCCCTGAAGTTCTGCGTAATATAGTCTCTAATAAACTGAGGTGCTATTATGTACATAAAAACAATTTCCGAATCTAAGTTCCAGACATTTAAACAATGCCAACTGAAATACCGTTATCGGTATGTTGAGCGTCTTCCTGAACCTCCTGAGACCAACACCGAAGCTCTTCACTTTGGGTCTTATATCCACAAGGTCCTAGAGGACGGGGTGAACGCAAAGACTCAAGATGAGATGCTGTTGATCGCTGAAGAGGTGAAGGGCTCATACAAGGTATCAAAGAAGTATGAGGGCAAGGATTTAAGATGTATTGACAATTTTCTTAAGTTCAATGCAAAGTTGGGAGAGACCGTAGGGACCGAGGTAGTCTTCGAAGTCCCCGTAAAGGACGATATCACCTTGAACGGTATTATTGACCGAGTGATTAAGGGTGACGATGGTGGATATCTTATTATCGACTATAAGACTTCTAAGAGGGAAAAGACTAAAGTTGAGCTTTATCAAGATACCCAACTAAAAGGTTATGTGTACGCTATTAGTAAGCTGTACGAGGTTCCCATCTCTAAGATCGTGGCTGCACATTACTACCCACTAACCAATAACTTCGTCCATGTACAGTACTCTGTGCCTCAAATCAATGCTCACTTACGCAAGATCGTAGATGAGGTCTGGAAGATCCGTAAGAAGAAGAAAGATGAGATGAGGTCTAACAGGAACGAGTTCTGTAACTGGTGTGCCTACAAGACTGCTTGCCCTGAATTCTGTACCATGCATGAGGTACAGAAAACGATAGAAGAATTAAAAGCTAAGAAGAAGAAGAAGTCTTAGGGTAAGTACCATATATAAAAGGGTGATAGATATCTATCTCTATCGACCTAAAGAAGTTAGTCACCTGATCTGGTGAATACTTACACTTCTTAGTTAGATAATTATAAAGCATCTCAAGCTTGATTGGCTTCTGTTTATTCATAGCATCCAGAACCTTCAACTGGAAATGCTTAACAAACTTTTCAGAATACTTATGTCTCCATTTTTCTATGAATGAGTAACTAAGTGTCTCATTTATCAAATCAAGAAAATCTATAATCTCTATGTCTAGGTTATCACTCATGGTTTAAACTTAATATTTATATATAATATAAGAGCATGGCTAAATTTTCAAAACAAATTCAGGATTTTTTAAAATCTGTTGGAGCAGATCCATCTATGGATGTGTCTATGGTCCCTAAATCGGACTCCTGCGCAGACCCAGGGGATGTATTATTCTTTAGATACAAGCTAGGGGTAGGGAAGGGGAGTAGGGCCGAGAGGTTGTTTTTGCTTACTGAACCTATTACCAGAGATGCTGCAACAGGAAATAAGCTATTAACAGGGTTTAAGATACCTGAGGGTGGAGATTATTCACCAGATTCTCTAGAAACTCTATATAAAAATAAGGAACTCCCCGAAGATAATTACAGAACATATATAATGTCTAATATTTATGGACCCCTCAGACGAATTAGGAAAATAGCATAATGGTAGTATCAGATCTTGTACTAGGTGGCTTAACTAAAGCCATGGAGGGATTAACCTCCCAGATTAAAGGTGCCATGACTTTTGCCATGAATGCTGAAAAAGCTAGTTTAGCTTTAGGTATGACCTTTGAGCAAACCAACAATCAGCTTGGTGGCACAATGGAGGGTTTACGGGGGGATATGAACCAACGCTTTGCTGCTGGGATCGCTGGTATGGAGGCTGGACTTCAGGGGAACACCGCAGGGATTGCTAGGCTTGTTAACCAACAACGATTAACAGGAACCCAGTCGGCTAAAACCGCTAAAGTTTTTGCTCAGATGGAAATGACTCTCGATACTTCCAGGGATGCTACGAATAATCTAGCAGCAGGACTACCAGAGTTAGGGGCAACTTGGCAGGTTAGTACCGATCTTTTGGTTGGTGCTATTGATACCTTAGCTAAATCATTTCCTGCCCAAAAACTAGCAGGTATGGGTACTGAGGTTACTAAGGCATTTACCACACTAACCGCTGAATTAGGCCCTTCGATGAAGGGTCCCATGGATAGTGTCATGAGTATGATCATGGATACTAGCATGGATGGTTATGAAAAATTAACTAAGCTAGGCATTGGAAATGTAAGAGAACAGCTTTCTGCCGCAAAGAGTTCCGCTGAAGCCCAGAAAATCTTAAAAGACGCTATAGCGAAAGCTTCAGGAACTTTTAAAGATGTTGTTGGAGATGCTAGTGATGGTTTCTTTAAAGTTGGTGTGGCTTCTGAAATTTTTGGTGATTCAGCTATCCAACTCACTGCTGTTCAGGACGCATTTGGAAAGAGAACAGCAGAAGAAGGTGAACAAGCTGCGGCTTTTGGAGATCAATTAGGTGTTATTAAAGATGAAATTATGATACCTCTTCAAAAAGCATTGCTTGAATTTTTTCCAATATTTAAGTCTATAGCTATAGTTATTGGAGGGGCTATGAAAGACGCTATTAGTTTCTTAGTCGAACGAGCTAAAGATTTATATGTTCAGATGGGAGGGTTAACAGGGGTAGTTGATACAGTAAAACAAAAGTTCTATGCTATTAAAGATGCCATTACAGAAAATATAGCGATTATTAAAATAGGTTTTACACTAGCGTTAACACTAATAACAGCAAAGCTTATTCTAATAGCAGCCACCATCTTACCACCTATTATTGTTAGTTTTGGACTATTAGCCATAAAACTCGCATTGCTTCTTCTACCAGTTATAGCAATCGCAGCACCCTTCGTAGCTCTCGGCTACGTTATTTTCAAATTAAACGAGAAGTTCAAAATTTGGGATACAGTAGTAGGGGTGCTATCAAAGACCTTTAATGCGTTCAAAGATATGTTAGGTAGTATACTTCTGAAATTTAATGATTTGCCCCTTATTGGTGGGTTCCTTGGAGATTTTGGAGAAAGTCTTAAAGAATCTGCTAAAGTAGTCGAGTCCACAACTAGAGCAATGACACGCTTAGAAGCTATTTCAGCTAAAGAAGCGGATATGGAGAAAACAAGAAAGGCTATCGAGTTTCAAAAAGAGCGAAGAGATAAGTCGGGCAATATGCAAACTGGCAATGCGGCAATTCTAGAGTTTGAAAGAATCCTCAGGGAGCAAAAAAACGATCTAAAAAAACTCCAAAATACTACGGACGCACAGTATAAACTAACTAACGAGGCGAAAAAAACACAAGAAAAAGCTATAGGCGCAGACGCAAAAAAAGCAGACGAAGTGAAGATGTCTTTTGACGAGAGATTAGCACTAGATAGGAAAAATCTAGGTCTTGCTGAAGAGAGCAAAAAAAACTTAGAGGAGATTAATGCAAAAACTCCTGAAATAGCTACAACCCCAGAGTTCTTAGATCAAACAGCTAATATGCTTGGACGAAGCATTGAAGGTATCCTTGGGGTTGGAAGAGACACCACCGCAGAAGAGATGCTAGAGGAGCTAAGAGAAGCAAACTTACAACGAGCAAAAGCAGCCGCAGAGGCAGTCGCAGGAGGCTCCCATACAGACCTTACGGATAAATAATGACAAATAGACACATAGTTGATAGAGCATTACCCCAAAGATCAAAGCTCATGTTTTACTTCCCTGTACCAACACAGGGTAGTGATTTTTATGTTATTGAGCTACCCTTCTTCGAAAATGTTAGTATTAAAGAAAATAAGAAAGCAAAGTATCAAAAGTATTCTTTGATCTCTAGATCAAGTAATTTGTACAGTTATCTGGGAGCCGACTCCCGCAATCTTACTTTATCTTTCAATATGACGTTGCCGCACATCTTAGACGATCACCCAGGAGTTTCGTTGGACCAGTTTGTTAAGTATGAAAAAGATCCAATGAATGTAGACTCTGAAAAAGAAAAGTTTTTAAAACCATATAAGGCAGACTCTGCACCAAAGGGAATGGCTTTTGAGCTTGGGACTAAATATACAAAGGAACAAGCTACAGAATCAGCAAAACAAGTTTTAACTTCAGATTGGGCATTACAAGGCATGACCGTTGAGGAAAGAAGGGAGTTTACGGATAGTTATGGAATTGTAGGAGATGAGATAAGTCCTTTTGTCCTAAATAGGACCGTTGTAGATGAAGATCCTACTATTCCAACTAAAATTCTTGATGACAATCAACAAAAACAAATAAAGTATAGAATTATTGATCTTATTATTTATTGGACAAATATTGTGAGATCTAGTGTAGTAAATAATTCTAAAAACCCCCTTTACGGTCCTCCTGTATTAAGGTTAAGACATGGCATTCTTTATCAAGATATTCCTTGTATATGTACGAACTACACAATTGACTATAATGAAGCAGCAGGGTATGATTTAGATACTTTACTACCCCGTCAACTAAAAGTTACTATGAAGTTAGAGGAAATACGCACTGGAGACTTTGGAGAGTTTGATACTGCCGACATTATTAAGAAAGATAATTTAGCGGGATGGGAAGCCGTTGTGTTGGGTGATACGCATAGCATGGATCCAGGATACGGAGGACTGTAGTGGCATCTTTAGGAAAAAATAGAGGACCTTATAGTTTAGATTATAATCAAGTTTTGCATAGGGGTGTGACCACAACAACTATTCTGAATACTCCTAAGTTTGATCATATATTAGCAAACTTAGGAAACGCATATGAGTATGAGATTGGTTATGTTCCTGTTGGTTATGAGCATCGCCCAGACCTAATCTCTAATGTTTTTTATGGCAGTCCCAAAAATTGGTGGCTTCTAATGCTGGTAAACGGTATCTCTGACCCAGGTGAAGGGTTTACACAAAACCAAAGAATTATTATTCCTAAATTGTAATGAGAGTCCCCACAGCGAATGTAATTATTGGCTTCAATAGAGAGGTAATGGATCGGCTCTTTACAGACGGAGCGACCTATAAGAGTTTAATCCAAGGGTTAACCAAAAAGGGAGATCTAGATGATGTTCTTCTTTTTGATAACGAATCAAATCCGAATTTTGTTTCTTTTGAACATACCATGGGTATAGGAAAAGGTATGAAAATGACGCTAGTTTTTATTGATCCTAAAGGAGAGTTTGAGCGTAGATTTATGTCTGATAGTATAACTAGAAACATCGCTGGATTTAGTTATAACACAGAAGCTTATAATAAGTTTACTTATGAAAAACAAGGGAAAGCTGATACTAAAGACTCTTCAGATGTTAAAGATCCAATTGCAGATGGGGTAAGTAAAGATGTAAAACAAAGCCAACTGCTTTACGATAAGCAATATTTCTCAGAGCTTCAAAAAGAAATGGAGCAGCATTATGGAGAAAAAGAATTTTATGTAGCTTATGGATCAGGCAACAAATTAGATCTTTGGTCAGGCCCTCATCGAACAATATTGACTGGGGCTGATATTACCGTGAAGGGGGCTAGAAAAATTACTTTAACACTAACTCCTACCGAAAGATCAGTTCAATTAAGCCAAAGAAGGGGAGCCTCTAATGAGAAAGTAGATTTAGACTTAGCTGGATTAACCCAACGATACTCAGGAATCTCCAAACCTATCGAATTTACTAAAATAATAAAAAATGAACGAGCTTATGATCCCCTTACCTACTTAGGTTTAGAGGACCTCGCTGTTGCTGGTATTGAGGGGGTAGTTGAAACTGCCTATAAAAATAGAACTGATATTACAGATGCTTTAAAAAAGATAGGACTAGACGAGGTATCTTCCGAGTTAGGAGAATTTGATTTTCATTCTATAGTTGTTGACGCTCTAAGAAGCTATGTTCAAAAAGCAACAGGAAATCCAAATGTAATTATTCTTCTTCCAAATATTAATGTTACTTGTAGACAGTGGATTAATGATAGTATTAAAAATGCAAGAGGGGCTATGGGAAAACTAAAGAAGGCTGTTGATGCTTCTGGGGTGGAGATATTAGACTCCTCTAGTGCCACTTTAGAAGGGGCATTCATCGCAGATCTAGTAAAGTACCAATATAGTAAAGAGTTAGGAGATTTAGGATATAAAGAAAACTTCATGTCTAACTTCTTAAGTTCCTTTGGATTAGAACTTCATCAGGTTCTTAGAGACTATGCTAATAGTTCAGGAGATTTAAAAGCTACTCCTTCGCACACGATATCAGCATTTCAAGAGTATGAAAAGGCTACAACTGCTGACGAGAGGTTTGCACAATATTTTGATGTACATGATTTTTATGCTATAGCTCAAAAAGCTAGTAATAAAGGTATTCCAAATCATATGGATGTTGTTAATACGATTATTAACAAGATTAATAAGAATGCTGAAGAAGAATACCAAATACACTTAGGTATATTTAATGAGACAGATATAAAGCTTTTGGACTTTTGGGGAGGCAGTAATAAAACCCTCCCCACACACAAGTTTCCTACCTTTGGTGGTTACAGAGAATTTAATACACAAAAAGAAGCAGTTATTATCGGGGACCAAGCATTGATTCAGAAGTATCTCTATGGCAAGATTGATCTAGATAACAAGTTTAAAAATATACAAGAGTATGAATCGGCTGCTGCTTTAGCCCAAACCAATCAGAATAAGTTTGAAAAACAAGCCTCATACGCAGGCACAGAAGCGGGGTACTTTTTTGCTAAAAATATCCTTGCCCCAAGTCTTAACGCAGATGCATCTTCCTTTAATATCGCTTCCCTTGAAAAGAAAGCCAAAGAACAATCTGAAATTTATAAAGCAGGTATTATTGGTGCAGTTAAAGCAATTCCTCTCCACCCACTAGATGCAATTATCCTAACTAATAAGAGCTATAATAAAGCGGTAAGAGAAATTGCATTTCCTCCTATTACAGGAGCAGGATCCTTTGGAGACATTTCTGATATCCCTGATACCTTTGGGTACTCTGATAAAGAATTTACCAACACAGAACTAGATTATATAAAGAAACAAGGAGTTCCTATTTTTAGATACAATACAACAAATCCTAATATTCTAGATATGAATTTTAAATTTGGAGGAGTTTATTTTGCACAACTAAAGGCAGGATTTTCAAAGATGGTCACAAGAAAAGCCTCGGCAGTTGCAGAGGGGGTCTTACCTATCGGCACAGGAACTCTTCCTATTCGCACTGTTGGTGCTGCGGTTGCCTATTTAAAACAAAAGAATTTTGTTTTAGGAGCAGATAATAGAAAAGAGTTAATAGAAGACTTAAAAGGGAATGTGTCCATAGAGCTTATGAGAGAGCTTAAAGTCCAAGATCCATTAGAGGCTGCTAATGCTGTTGCTGCGGTATTAGAGAAAGCGGAAGGAGGAGACGATGAGGATCTTAGGGGGTATATCGCAATTGACCAACTATTACCTGGAAACCCCCAATCAGTGATGACTGATATGATGGAAAATATGTATAGACAGGCTCTTCAAATGAGTATAAAAACTTTGCCCCTTTTTCATGTATCAAATATTCATCATATGTCTTCTCCTTGTATAGTTTTTGCTCAAGATGCTCCTATAAAGCAATCTGTTGATGCTGAAAAAACTTTATTGAATTCCTTCTTTAGCGGTCTTTATAAGATAATGGGATTCAAACATATTATTAATACAAGTACTGCTACTTCTGAATTTAACCTTGTAAAGAATGCCCCTAAGTTTAAAGAAGAGGAGACTACCGAATGAGCCAGATAATTTCATTAGCAGAAGTTAGGGATAGATCCGATGCAAGTCGAAGCGGATCGTTCTTAGCTAGAATTTTTGAGTTAGGGAATGAGGAGAAAAGAGTTTGGTATACTAGTCCTTATGCCTCCAATGGAGCAGGAGCTTTTATAGGTATTCCTCAAGTAGGAACTCAAGTCTTGGTTTGTAAACCAGGAAGCTCTGAAGACTGGTACTACCTAGGAGCCACCTTCGCCCCAGAGCCCCTCCAAGTCGAAGGAGCGGCACTTGCCGATGATAGCCTATATCCTCTAGAGAGAGCCAACCCGAACCTCTACAGGGCAAGAGGGGAGCCCATGGCAGTCCAACTTACAGGACCACAAGGTGGAGGCATTATCGTAAGTGAGGATTATAATCCTGGATTCATTAACAAGAAGACAGAAATTAGATCAAACGTAAATAAGACAGTTACTCTTTCTGATGCCCCAGGCATCGACTCTATTATTTTAGACTCTGGTAATGGTAGTAAAATCACTTTAGCTGATAACCCGCAAAATAATAGTGTGGCTGCTAGATCTATTCAGGTTGAGAGCGTTGGCCCTCAAAAGTATATTAATACAGAATCTCAGACCGATATTTTGGTTAGGGACGGTAGGGAACTTCAGCTTCTCAACAACTCAACAGGAGTTAATGCTGCTGAAGGTGAACCCAATAAAGCAGGAAATGTAAATGTTCAGAGTAAGTGGAAGGATGTCAATGTGTTCACTCAAGCGGAAGCAGGACGAATCTTTATTGAGTGTTTAGATAGTGCAGGAAACAACCAACTAATTCAGATTGAAACTAACGGTACTGGTGGGGCTATTGTCATTAAAACAAAGGGGGATATTCGTTTAGATGCAGGGGGAAATATTGACCTGAAGGCAGGACAAGCGATTAGGATGGAATCTAACGATAACTTCAGCATTAAAACTGGTCAAAACTTAGAGGTACAAGCAGGACCAACCGTAAATATTGATGCTGGTAAAATAAACTTGGCAAATGGAGCAGGACCAACCCCACCCATCACGCAGGGTGGACAAAGTTATTACGGAGATGAGGGAGTTACTACATACTAAGAGGCGATTATGGCATCATTTGATTTAGAAACATTCTTAAAAGTTCAGGGGCAAACAGGGACTGGAGCTATTCAGGCCCTGGGCATGGCTTATGGAATGCCTAGCTGTATGTTGAATATCGCCCAGGATGCTATGAAGCTGCTTCCAAGCTCTGTATTAAGCAATATGCAATCAAATGTAGCTGCGGGAAAATCGAAAGCTAATGAAATAACCAAAGAGGTCTTCAAGAAGCTGATGTTGAATACGGGTATTATTGAATTTGATACAGAGAACGGAGTATTTAAGTTTTTCTCAGATACTGCTTGGATGGGGATTGATAATGATGATAGCCAAACAAAAGATAACCTCTCTGGTCTTTTAGGAGCCTTCCAATATGCTGCATCATTTGGAGCGCAAATATACCAAAACTATACGGATATAACAAATCAAATTGATGCGATCACTGATTGTCTTCAGAAGTGGAACGACCTCCAATCCTACCAATCAGGGAACTCTGCTGACGAGAGAGCTACCCTTCCTTCAGCAGAAGCCAATGAACTCTTTGCTTCTATGTATTCAGGAGATAAAGCTCGACTCGCTTCAGCGGCAAACTTTATTTCTCAATGCAATAGTAAGCTTGATGAAATCAATGATATCATCAAGGAAAGGGTTGCAGACCCCTCATTAGAGCCCAAGCTACTTGATTCAACAGAATTAGATCCCTTCTTAAACCAAACTACTTTTCCTAGAAGTCCTTTGGAAGATCCTGAAGTTGGGAGTGATGAACAAGAAGTCTTTAGACTTACTTATGGACCCCCGAAAACTGCTACAGGACAGTATGTACTAACCTCTGATGGTCTTTATTATGATTCTCAGTCTGGTGGTTTGGATCCCGTATTTCTAGCTATTTCGGGAATAGTTCCTATTGGGGATCAATGGAAATATGATTACGATCCTAACCTTGGAGGAAAGGGTGAAGCGGTCTCAATCAAAGCGTTAAATAAGTTTACAGATAACATTTTTGATATAGATAGAATTGATGATAGCCAAGGACTCCAGATGTATTATGACGAGGATCACTTCCTCTCAGTCCTTAAACAACAAAGAAATAAGCAAGTGTATAACTTGTCTTCTGATTTATATACCTTTATCGCTGATTACGGAGAAGACTCTTCAATTGTAACTAACCAGAGAAACTTAATTATCTCTGAAATTGCTAATCATAATAATAAAATAAATAGAAGAAAGAAGCAGATTGAGGTTGCTGTAAAAGCCCCCCAAATTTATGGAGATTTGGCTGGTCCTAGGTTTGCTCCTGGGGAGGTTCCAATTAATGATTTCTCTTATTTAGCTGATTATGATCTATCAGTAGATTTTGAAAAACAAAATTCTTTAATTTTCAAACAAGCAGATGTTGTAGGTATTGTTTTACCTATTGATGCTAAGTTTGCTAAGACAAGTGCAAAACCTCCTTCTCTCTCGATTGGACATCTGAATGTTCCTACTGTAGGAAAAGGATCTATTCTTTATTCTCCATCCTCCGCAAACGCAGGAACTGTACTATCTTTAAATGATCAGATTGTAAATGATAATCTCTTTGCCATATACAACTTCTTGGAGACTGATTTAGAGTTACCATCCTCTATTGCGTTCCCAGTAACCAACTGTGCTACGGAGAATATGTATAACAATGCTCAGTTAGTTGGGTCTTCTAAAAAAACTATGTTTGTCTCTGGTCTAGGCATCCCTTATTTAGAAGGTATTGTTAAAAATAAATCTAGTGATCCCGCAGCAGCATCAGCACTAGGATCTTATGCAAAGCTCCCCGACACTAAAGAGTTCCAGGATCTAACTTATTCGCCAAGTGGGTTTACTATGGAGTGCTGGGCTCATGTTCCTGATATTATGGACGGAGGAGTTGGTTGGCTCAGTTCTACAGCATCTGCGCTTACAAAGGTAATATTAGCTAGTGAGAATGTTGGCGCAGCATCAGGAGCTTCTGCTATAGATCACACAGCAACGGCACGGGATCTGGATTTCTTAGAAAATAGACGAGGTGATCAGTTTGTGCGAGGAATGGTTTGTGGCTTTACTAGAGATAGAAGAATTACCCAAGCCTCCGCAGCTTACAGCAATAATAATTACGATAACGACCCAGCCTCCTCTTTAAGTTTCTTCATAGCCCCAACCCAAGCTAGAGACCTCTCCTCAGCCTCTTGGATTAATAATGATGATTGTCAGGATTATGAAACTTTCTATAAAATGAAAGTGGACCTTTCTGCCACAGCCTTCGGCAATGTATCTTCTCAATTCGTTCTTATTGATATATCCTGTGATCCTACTACAGACACAATTAAACTTTTTGCTGATGGTTCATTAGTGGCTACGTCTGCTATTTCTACTGTATTTGGGGTAGACCCCCAAGTTGCACCAAGTTTGCCTTCCTTTAAGAAAGATAATAGTTTCCAATACTCCTCTACTACGGTGGATGGTCCTACGGTACTAAAACAAGGTCCTCTCCTAAATACCTTCTATACTCCTTGGATTGTTGGTGGAGGATACACGGATGGTATGTACCAGCACGGCAACTTCCTAGGAGGGAATAGATCAGGAGTAACAAGCGGATTGCGTGGTCACATAGGAAGCTTAAAATTTTACTCTAGAGCCCTAGATAATGCAGAAGTTTTAAAAAACTATAAAGCCCAAGAAGGCTTCTTCAAGAATATTATTACCTAATGGCAGCTAACCAAACAGTTTCGGTTTTTGGAAGAATACCTCCTAGGTATATGAAGCAAGGACCAACCTCGCAGAAGCAAGAGGTTTACGGGCTATCCTTCCCCCTGGGATCTACTTCGGGAGGGGGCTTCTTTTCAAAGCGATCTGGTGTTGTTATGATAAAAGAAGCAGTTAAGCAGTTACTTTTAACAGAGAGGGGAGAGCGAGTTATGCTTCCCAATTTTGGGTGCAATCTACGAAAGTATCTTTTTCAACCATTAGATGAATCTACTTTTGAATCAATTAAGAGGGAGATTCAATACTCATTTAAGAATTATATTGTAGGAGCCCACATAGGAAAATTAGCTGTTTTTCCTATGGGAGAAGCAGGACCAGCAGGAGGAAACTCCCTTAAAGTGGTTTTATCATTAAAATTAGATACTGCTGATTTAGAAACATTTGATGTTGAGGTAAACATATCATGAACTTTTCTGGAACCATTGCATCGGACTTTATGAAGTTAGCAGAAGTCCCTGTAGTAAAGAGACCTTCTCTTATTAACTTTGCTGCTACTGATTTTCTTACTCTTCGTAATTCTCTAATTGATTATGCTAAGGCAGTTTATCCTAGAGATTATAAGTATTTTGTAGAATCTGATTTAGGAATGATGTTCTTAGAGCTTGTAGCCTACATGGGATCTGTTATGTCTATGAAGGCTGATATGCTTGCTAATGAGAACTTTCTAGCCACTGCAACACAACGACCTAGCGTTAAGAAGCTATTGCAGTTAATTGGAATTCGTATGAAGGGTCCTCTTTCTGCTGCGACTGATGCGAAGATTACTTCTCCGACAGCACTAACCTCTGTAGGCGCGAAGAGAACTTTAACTATTGGCGCACAAAATAGAATAATTGAAACTGTCTCTCCTGAAGATGGAGGAGTTTTAACTTATACATTATATAAAGTTGTTAATGGGCTTGTTGATACAGTTAATAGTACTGGTAATGTTGAACTTCATTATACTGAAACTATTGGTGCTGATAATAAAATATTTGAAAATGTAGTTTTACAAGAAGGTACATTAGTAAAAGATACAGGAAGTTTCGCAGCCACTGAAGGTGTTAAAACTATTAAACTTACACAAAGTCCTGTTGTAGAGGGAAGCGTTCAGGTTTATACTGATGGGCCTAATGCGACCAAGAACGGAGCCTTTGTTGAAGTACCTAATGTGTTTTTCGCTTCTGGATCTTCTGATAAGATTTTTGAAGTAGTTTACGACGATGATTACAAAGCGACCATAGTTTTCGGGGACGGCAGTGTAGGAGTTTCTCCAGATGACACCTCTAATTATTATGTCTTTTATAGAGTGGGGGGAGGAACCCGAGGGAACATAGGAAAGAATACTATTGATAATACTCTTGCTGGGACTCTTGACGGTGCTATTTCTGTAAATATAACAAATACTTCTAAAGGTACAGGAGGCTCAAATGCCGAGACTTTAGACCATGCTAAACGATATGCTCCACTAAATTTTAGAAGGCAGGATCGTTTAGTTACTTTAGAGGATTATTCTGTGTTCGCTAATACGTTTATTAGCACCTTTGGTACAATTGGTAAGGCTACAGCAGCTACTCGACGAGCTTATTCTTCTGCTAATGTAGTTGATATTTATGTTCTTGAAAAAGCTTCTGATTTTCAATTACAACGAGCTACGACAAACTTTAAAACTCAATTACTAACTGCTATTAACAAGAAGAAGATGGCAACAGACGATGTGGTTATTGTTGATGGGCTTATTAGAACTTTAGATTTAATTACCACAATTCGGATTGATAGAGAAGAGGAAGAAAACCAGGATCAAATTAAAGCGAGAGTTAGAGATAAGATCCTAACATATATGAATGTAGATAATAAAGAGTTCGGAGAAGATTTTAATGTGGCTCAAATGAACAGACAAATCTTTGAGGTTGATGAAGTTCGATACTCAACTATAGATAACATTGAACAAGATATCTCAATTGATTTTAATGAAATTGTTCAGTTGAATAACTTAACAATTAATGTAGAATTACTAGACTAATGGGCGATAGCAAGTACACACCAAATCCTAGAAAATACTACAAGACTAACTTTGTAGATCTAGTAGAACTTATCACCCCCGAGGTGTATAAGACGGAAGATTTATCATTAAGTGGAACCGAGGTAAACCCCCTTTCTCAGGTTATTAATTCCCACCTTAATGTTGCGTCCCGAATTTCTAATGTTATACCTCTATCGGGAGTGGCTAATAGCCAAACAAGTGCTTTAGGGAATATCAGTGGAATATCCCAGTACTTTGTTAAACAAAATGAGTTAACTAAGATTAATCCCTTCTTGTTTGAAAGCAAGATTCTTTTGCCTTTAAGCACTACTTTAGCAAACTACGATACTAGCGCAGAGTTCGCCACCTATTTGTCTGGGACACTTCTTCCCATGATTATACCTCCGAGTCTTACTCAGGTGGATCCGCTTCAGGCGAATATGACAACGCTTTCAGCACTAACAGGGGATGTAAATGCTAGTAGTGTTCATAATCATTTAGTAGATACTTTAGGATGGATGTATTTCTTAAATACATCTGCCGATGGAGGGTTAGATTATTCTCCATCGAGTTATGTTCTTAGCTCTTTAAATTCTTTATATCTAGGAAATACGTTAGAGACTATTGACGGTATTAAAGGATTAACAGAATACCTGTGGAGAAATAACGAAACCTGTTCTTTCGGTTCATATATTCCTACTGATTTTGTTTCTGGAACAGCAGATGGTATCACTGAGTCTAGTGCTGGGGTTACTCCAACTTATACCAGTGGAACCCAGAAGCTTGAAGCTCTTCAAACTTTAGTAGATGTAATCTACTCTCCCCTCTATATTGATCAACAGGACTATACAGTTAAAAGTGCTTTTGATAATTTTATTGATGCTTCTTTATCTTTAACTGATCGAACAGCTAAAGGACCTTTTAGAAAGTTTACTAATCTGTTGGGGTATGAGTTTGCTGATCTTACTAATGAAATTGACAACATTGGTTTAATTTATGATATTGAAAATGTTAAAGATGAGCATATTCAATACATAGCAGACCTTATTGGGTTTAGACTTCGTGGTAATTCTCCTTCAAAGTGGAGACAACAACTTCGCTTGGCTTTAGATCTCTATAAGAAATCAGGAACGATAGATGCTATTCAAGCTGCTATTAATGCGCTAATTGTTGATTCTGTTTTTGATGTCTCTGGTAAGGTGGATGAACTTTGGGAGTCATATATTCCTCAATTAATCTGGTACGCTTTAGGCACAGAGTCCCCCTTATTTAAAGACTTGAATACATGGACCTTTGATTTAGCTAATCAAGCAGGAATCTACGCCTATAGTACCAGTAGCTTAGATGAAAATCTTAAAATTGTTACAGACAGTATTCTTTTAGATTTATATAAAGCTTTTCCTGATAACTTTTTGTTTCATGGAAACAAGTTTTCTGTACCTGAATTGTGGGAACTTGATGCTAATGGATGTACAACAAAACGATACACCGTTGTTAATGAGCCAGGGATGAAACCCTTTCATGTTCATTCAGTAGACAGTCTTGGATACCAAGCTTACAAACAAGAAGCGAAACAATTTGACGAAAGTAAAGCCTTTGAGGCTGCGACAGGATTTGGTGCGTTAGGTTCAGGTGTGTATATGGCTGGAGCAGATCATCCAACCACAGGGGAAAGACCAACCTACCTTAAGCCTCAAGGAGATCTTAATTTCTTATTCTCTTATAGAGAGAAAGAAAACTACCCACTTCCCCCATTTGAAGAAGTAAAATACTATAGAGACTCTACTGTTACTGCTGATTTGGTCAGCTTGTTAGTAGCTAGGCTTAAGTGTTTCAAAGTAAAGGAGAGCTTTGCTGATGAGGTAGGTAATTATATCCTTAGCAGTGCGGTTACAGACGACTCAGATTTAGGAACTTTAAATGAGTTCTTAATGCTATTTAGTTCGGTGCAAGTTCCGTCGAACTTTGATGATGTAATGCTTAGTATCTCAGACTATGAGAAGAATCTGCTGGACTTGTGGAACGGAAAGTCTTCTCATCTATTCATTAACTTTAAAGATACTGATTTTGATTTTGCTAAAACTACTTTAGAGGGAGACGGAAAGTATGCTCTGTATGAAGCAGCTAGAGTAGCAAGAGAGTTCTCTCCTGCCCATGCTATTACCAGAGTAAATCTAACTGCTAGTGCAGAGGATGCCCTCTCCACCTCAAGTGCTAAGTGGGAATACTTGGGCTTTGATAAAGATGATAATAGAGCCTCCTATACTTCAGCCTCTGTCCTAGGAAACTTTGAGATTAGTGGAGCAGCTATGGGGTTAGTAGCTCCAGGCAACTCTGATGGAAGAGGGGGACTTAATACTTTCAAACGAGCAGATGTAGATAGAATCACTGATGCCCTTGAATCAACCACTCTTGCTAATATTACTGCTCCTAGACGAGCTTTAAGAAGAAGAAACTTTAGATATACTCTTCCAAAAGAAGGATACTACGATAGGACTGGATTTAATTCTCCTGTGAATTGGGATCTAGAAGCTCAGAATCCAAACTTATTGGGGTACACTGTTGATCCTGGTTTAGATCCAACCATTACTTTTAATTCTGATTTAACTGGTATATCTTGGTCGCCGTTTGCTGGTGGTGAGTTGGGGACATTTTCAAGTGTATTACATACTAATCCTTTTGGTGGAGTTTCCTCTTTAATATTAAGCGCAAACGGAACCTCAACGGGTAGACAAGCCTTAACCACCACTAACAATTATTATAGGAGTCCAAGGTTTAGAGCAGATTCTGCTTTATGTTATAGTGTTTATGTAAAAGCACATGATAATCCTTCTACATCAGCCACTTATTTTCAATTAAATGTTTATGATAAAACTAATCCCCTTATTTCGTATACAGACAAATATGAATTTGTGAATGGTGTTCCTACAATTGAAACTAATGGGGGTGGTGGTGCTGCCTCAAGTACTACTACAATTGAAGATGTAGGAAGTGGTTGGTATAGGTTAGGCATTACTGTTAATGGGCTTGCAAATACGGGAACTCTTGAAGGTGATAAGGCGATTCCAATATTTTATCTTGGAAATAACTTCCATACGGATGACGCAGATATTCGAGATAAAGAACTATATTGGTATGCTCCGCAATTAGAACAGCATCCGTTATCTTTGGGACTTACTCTCCCCACTGCATATCAATCTGTAGAACTAAGTGGCCCAGAAATTATAGACAAAGGAGAACTTACCTTAGGTTATGTCCCTTCAGCAGGAGAGTTCTATCCTATACTTGATCCCATCAACCCATCAGGGGTGTGGCATGAGTGTGAGAAGCTAGATTCTTCTCGTCAATTCTCTGGAGTTTATACTAGCGCAACTTATCCTTATAGGGGATTAAGTTCTCTTGGATCAAATAACAAGATGCCAGAAGTGAGTTCTACTACAGACAGGTATGTAGATAGAGGTCAGGTTCCTGAGTTATATAACACCATGCATGAGCTTCTTGAATCTAAGGCTTATGATTACGCTAACGAACAGATTAATTTAACTTCTAGTTCTTATGCTGCTGATGCTTATTGGAAGAACAATAGACAAAGCTTTGCTAACGAAGCTATTGCTAGTGGCTTTGTTCTAAACTCTTTTGCAGACTACGAGAACTTTAGCTTCGGTACTGGACTCCAGAAAGCTCATCGAGACTATTGTAAGTATTTTGCGAAACATCCTTTGGGGCTAAATGAGATTGCTAAGACTGGAGGTAATATCTTTGCTCAAGTGTTTGGCAAAGGTCTTTACAACTGTGATTTTGATTTAGCTGGGTCTGCTGTTGGAAATATGGTAGCTCCTACAATTGATAGTGCTAGTGCAATTAATGTGAGTAATGTATGGAATGGAACCGCAGAGGGAACATCTGGAATTTTCGGAACAGGGCGAGGAGTTATTCCTCTGTCAGGAACTTATATTGAAGGAAATCCCAATAACGCAGAGCTTAGAAATGCCCAAATCCTAAGTGGTATTGAATTTTCGGATATTTCTGGGGCTCCATCAGCCAACCAATTCACTATCTTTAAATTAGATTCCTCTACTGCTGTTAAGGGGATGGAAAATCCCCTTGTTAATAACACCGTTATTAAGTGTAAGTCTCTTGGAGGATTGCCTAGACTTCGCTTTGATCTTTCTACATATGGGGATAGACCTAATCACTTTATTAAAGATCACAAGTTCAAATTAGATGTAAAAGCTTTAGTGGCTCAAGAAAACTCTCCCATTTTAGGTGGAGGCAAGTTAGGAGTTTGGATTCATACGGAACCCAAGCCTAGACCAAACCCTAACCTGTTATCTTTTAGTCAGAACGAAGTTTTATCAGACGGTACTTATTGGACCTTGGGAAATAACTTATTAGGTACTATGTCTTCAATTGAAGTTACAAACCCGTTTGGTGGAGCGTCTTCTCTAATAATGAGCGGAGAAAACGGAGGGACGGGGCAAGGTTATGGAAGTATAGCCGCACTTTCCTCCATGCCCAGAATGCCTGAGTGGGATGCTAAGAAAACTATAGCTATAAGTTTTTATGTTAAAGAACCTGCTACTAATGCTGTTTCGGGCTTTATGATAGACCTTCAAAATACGGACCACCTTAGCCCCGACAGAGATCATACTATTCAATGGAAGTGGGATGGGGGTGTTCCTGTGTATAGAGCCAAGTCGGACTCTAACATGGAAAGTATCGTTGAAGATGCTGGTGATGGTTGGTATCGCATCATAACAACCATTACTGGATTATCTAATCCAGATCCTCAGGCTACTGGGGACGCTACGAAAGCTCTCTTCTTTATAGGAGATAGTGCTGCTCCTGATGGTTATATTGCTGATAAAACTATGTATGTGTGGGGGTTCCAATTAGAGCAGTATTGGACAGAGACACACCTAAGCCCTTCCCCGTATGAAGCAGTAACGGAATTACTTCCTACTACTTCTAATTTTGGAAAGCCTCGCTATTATTGGTCCTGGACTCCAAACGGAAAGTGGGAAGTTACAAAGGAAGGGGATTTATCTCTACCAGCAGTTAAGAAATCTCTAGCCCATCTGTATGATTTCCCAGTTAAGACTTATCCTACAGAGGAGGAGTTCTGTTTAGGTAATACTTCAGACTCTTCTGAAGTTCTAAATAATAATACTCTTCTAAATATTAAGGATAGCTATTTCGAAAACTTTGAAATAGAATTTGATACTAGAA